TGGAAAGAAAGTGGTGAAGCATCTGCTGGAGTTATAGCGCAAGAGGTAGAAAAAGTATTGCCATCTGCTATATCTGAAAACAAAGAAGGCAATAAATCCGTAAACTATAATGAGCTTATAGGTGTTCTAATTGAGGCTGTTAAAGAACAACAGGTTCAAATAGATTCTTTAAAAAAAATGTTAGGAGATAATTAATGTCGCATAGTTTTGGAGCAGGTGTGGGAACAGTCCCCTATGACAGTCACACTACCAACTCATTCGTTTCGACTATTACTCTAGATGTCAATGACACATCAGACTCTAATCGTTTAGTGTATGTTAACGGTACGTTTGATGTGTCAATTGACGGAAACCAATATTTATCTTTTAAATTTTTAGATAGCAGTGGTAACACTCTCAATAGTCGTTATAGTAGTAAAGCTTCTCGTACAACAAGTAGGTTTATGACCACAAGTAGTAGCAACCTTATTACGAATGGTTACTGGAATCTTGGCACTGCAAACAGTTCTAATGTTTTATATGGTGAGATGCAAGATGTACAAATATATCTGGATATGAACCGCACATCGAATGGGGCTGGTAGGGTGTCTGGGTATTGGACAACTTACTACGAAAATACTGGTGGTGTTCCTATTGGTGCTAATGGTAGTTTTGTACTAGCAAGCAACACTATTGTAACAGCTTTAGAATTCTCTTCAAACGGGCCAGGTTCAGGAACAGTTAGGGGCAATTGTCGTTCACAGGTAATTTTAGGGAGGTATTAACATGGATTTTAAATCTAAAGGATTAGATCAAGAGCTAGACTCCATTGCCTCTTTAACTACCGCTGTTAGTTCAGTAGATTTAGATGTACAAAATTCCACTAACACTGTTGCTACAACTTTTATATCTGGTATGATTTCAGACACTGATACGTATTTTAGGCCGACTATCCAGTTCCTGTCTGGGACATCTGTTATTCCCCATGGGTACTGTACCAGCATTGATGGCACCACCAGTTATGGACAAAGCACCAATACGGGAAACCCTATTAACTTTACTGATAGTTTTTGTTACACTAGCTCAGGAACTTATAACTTACAATTCACTGGTTGGATACATAAGAGTGCACCTTTTACCAATGCAGGGCAAAAACTTACACACATAAATATAAGATCTATATTTTATGATAACAGTAACATGAAATCAGTTCATTTTCAAGCATCGTCAATAAACAATCAATCTGTAATTACAAGTATAAGATTTAGTGGTGGGAACTATGGTCCCTTTACGTATGCATTAAGATCTTACTCTCTAATAATAGAAGATTAAAAGGAGAAAAACATGACTGTAAATTACACAGCTTCGGGAATGGAAAGCCTCCTAGATTCATATGACAGTGGGACTGCTAGTGCATCTAATTTTGAATTGGATTTAAATCAAGGATCAAACACTAAGAGTTTAATTATGATACAAGGATCACTTAAACTTACTGGTGCAAGTACTGCAAACCTTGGTCTCTATATAAGATCTAGCGGTAATCAACAAGCCAATTGGTTTAACACTATTCAAACGGTAGGGACAACTAATTCTTACTATTGGAGTAATCCAGTGCCATACCAGTATACGACTTACTATAGATTATCAGCTAATAATACTTATCAAGTCCAAATGATGTTAGACTGTGAAAACAACGGGACAAGTTCCCCATATAAAAGAATGAATTTGCATGTTGATGGTTTTGGGTATACCCAATACGGAATAAGAATGAATATAACAGACGGTTCCAGAGCCTCCCTAGCAGATCCCTACAAGATGTATTGTTTTTGCACAAGTGGCTCCATGTTTGTAAAAATTAATTCATATGCAATTACAGGTAGATAAAGGAGAATTAGAATGGCAAAATCTTCAAGTTTTGTAATTCGTGATGACGGAGATTATGATCTAGTTGAAACTAATCACAGGACTGACGAAATAACAATTTTAGATACAGTTACTGAAGCTGAGATGGAAGTCTATTTTGCACCATCACTAGAAGACACAGTAATGATGAATAGGTTACAAAGAGAGGGTCTGTTAGGTGAAACAGATTGGTGGGCAGTTTCAGATCGTACTATGACAGATGATCAAATTGCTTATAGACAAGCTTTAAGAGATATGCCTACTCATGGAAACTGGCCTAACTTAAACGAAGATGATTGGCCCACTAAACCATAATAACAAACAAAAGGAAAATTAAAATGGTAAAAGAAAATAACACAACCATTACAATTAATGATATAGAGTATGACACTAATGATTTTACAGATACTCAAAAAATACTACTGAGTCATGTAACAGACCTTGATCGGAAGGTTGTTAATATTAAGTTTAATCTAGAACAATTAACCTTTGGTAGAGATTGTTTCTTAAAGGAGCTAGTGGCTTCTTTAGAGGAAGAGATTGAAGAAGCAGCGTAGTCTAAGGTATATTCTCTAAGTTCCTTATAGGGGGGTCTCAGGATCCCCCTTTGGATTAATTAACATATAACAATATCACGAGGATATACATGCGCAACATTACTTATGAGGGTCCATCTACTCCCTTGTCTCAAGAATTAGATGAAATGAAGTACAGACAAAAGGGAGAGACCTTTGATGGTAAGGTTAAGCGTATCGCACGATCACTGTGCGATAGTGTAGAACACCAATGGGTCCTAGAGGACATCATTGGTCTGCAAAGATTTTTACCAGCTGGTAGAGTACAGTCTGCAATGGGTGCAGGTAAGCTTGTTACTGCTTATAACTGTTTTGTATCAGGAGATATTAAAGATAGTATGGATTCTATCATGGATCGTGCTAAAGAAGCAGCAGAAACAATGCGAAGAGGAGGTGGAATAGGTTATGATTTCTCTAAAGTACGCCCTAGAGGTACTCAAATCAAGTCGTTGGAAAGCCAAGCAAGTGGGCCTATCTCTTTTATGTCTATCTTTGATGCAGTCTGTCAAACAATCAGTAGTTCCGGTCATAGACGTGGTGCGCAAATGGGCGTACTCCGTATTGACCATCCGGATATCGTTGATTTCATTACTGCTAAACGTAATTCTGATAAGCTTACTGGTTTCAATATATCTCTAGGGATTACCGACAAGTTTATGGAAGCTTTATCTAAGGAAGATGACAGCTTCGATCTAGTCTTTGATGGTATCACACATGAAACAGTCTCTGCAAAAGAGATCTGGGACTTAGCGATGGAATCTACATGGGATTGGGCTGAGCCTGGTGTCTTGTTTATTGATCGTATTCAAGAAATGAATAACTTACATTACTGTGAGGACATTAGTGCTACTAATCCATGTGGTGAACAACCTTTACCACCATACGGTGCTTGCCTACTAGGGTCTTTTAACTGCACTAAGTACACAATTAAAAATAAAAATGGTAAATACACATTCGACTTTGCTCAGTTTAAGGAAGACATCCCACACGTTGTTCGTGCTATGGATAACGTTGTTGATCGTACTATCTACCCACTTCGGGAGCAAGAGGATGAGGCAAAGAATAAGCGGAGAATGGGACTCGGCGTTACAGGTCTTGCTAATGCAGGCGAGATGCTTGGATTCGAGTATGGCTCTAAACCTTTCTTGCGATGGATGGAAAAAGTCTTCGCATGTCTCAGAGACAACACCTACTACGCATCAGCAAAACTTGCAGAAGAAAAAGGAGCATTCCCCCTATATCGTGAAGACTACCTAAAAGGTAATTTTATTCGCACACTTCCAGCATTTGTACAAAAGGAGATCCGAAAGCATGGTATTAGAAACAGCCACCTCACGTCTATTGCGCCTACTGGGACAATCTCCCTCGTGGCAGATAACATCAGTGGTGGAATCGAACCAGTCTTTTCACATTCATACGAGCGTACCATCCAGACTTTTGACGGTCCACGCTATGAGAGTGTTGAGGACTATGCTTTTGCAAGAGGAGTCTCCGGACGAAAGGCAGATGACATTTCCGTTCATGAACACTTAACTGTTTTAACCCTAGCCCAACATTACATTGACAGTGCTTGTTCTAAAACCTGCAATGTGGGAGATGATGTTACCTATGATGATTTCAAACGTGTTTACGAAACGGCATGGAAAGAGGGAGCCAAGGGCTGTACCACATTTAGGATCTCTGGAAAACGCTACGGAATCTTCAATGAGGCCGTGGAAAAGGAAGCGGAGACTGAGGGCCAGATTGAAGGTGCTGCAGAGACGGACGGAGCGAAAGCAGAGGCGTGTTTTTTTGACCCGACTACTGGGCAGCGAGAGTGCTCGTGAGTTATTAGATTAAAATAGGAGGTAGCGATGCCACAAGAGATTATATTACCAATCACAAACCTAGCATCTGCAGGTCTTGTTGAAGATGCTCCTGCAGTGTCGCTACCACCTAATGTTTTTTCAGAAGTACAAAATGTTCGTTTTAGGGATGGAGCTGTTAAAAGGTTCCCTTCCGATGTGGATAAGCTGACATCACTTACAGACGTTGTGTACGTTGCATATTGGCCCTCTACCCTTGGGGATAGATATGTGGTCATAGTAGACAATGGAAGCAACACAGTGTTCACAGTTTACAACAGCTCCTTCTCTGTGGTTTCATCACAAGGTGGTACAAACACTGGGGTTACTGGTGGAAGTTGGCAGCATACTTTGTTCAATGGTGGTTATCATATTATTTTTAACAATGGTAACTCTACCCCTGTATTCCTACAAGATGATGTTGCAGGTGTTATTCAGCTTCCTGGATGGGATTCTTATGCCATTGAGGAAGAGCTTAGCTCTTTTGAACACGATGGTTCTTCTGGTGCGGTGCAAATTAAAAACACTGTATTTGCAAATCCAGGGTCAGGTAATTCTATTTCTGTAAAAATGACTGCACTGCCTCGTAACACTGCCTCTCCGATACAGACAGAGACAGTTACAATAAATAGCTCTGGGACTGTATCCCCCGATGCAACCCTCCTTAACATTGGCACAATAACTAATGTTAACTATTCAACTAATTCTTTTGATTTTACTCCAGACACATCGTCAGGTGGCACTACCTATAAGGCATACGTTACATCTACCCCAGTTACTAGTGTAACAGCGGGTGTTGTAAGATCGTATGGTAACTTAATAGTCGCAGGTAACCTTAAGGAAACTGGTGGTCGTACCCTTACAGGTACTATCAGAACCTCTGATGTTGCAGGTCCAGGTGCTATGCCTGAGAATTGGAACCCTTTTAAAAACGGCGCTAATACAGCAGATGAGTTTATATTAGCCTCTACAGGTACTATTCAAGATCTGGCAGAGTTGCAAGGAGTTTTGTATATTTATACAGATTCTTCAATCCACGCTGTCCAAAGAACAAACTCTGAGTTTGTACCTTTTCAGATATCGACAGTCACTGATAACTATGGAGTTAATAATACAGATGGTGTTATAGAAGTAGATGGTAAACATATTGTCTATGGAAGCAATGACTGTTATGTTTTTGCAGGGCACCCTGGATCTATCTCTTCCATATCTGATGGACGTGTTCGTAATTTCTTCCGTAATAACACAACAATAAAATCTGTAAGATTTAATAAGTATGATGAAACTTGGTTTTGGTCAGGTAGTGTTATATACGTTTGGAACTACAGGAACAACGTTTGGACTAAGAGGGACATACCTGCAGGTACAAACTCTATAACTTCCATTAGAGGAGACCTCCTTTTGTCAGCACCTACAAAAATTGTTAGTGTAGATGGAAGTTCATATTTACCGAATGCTGTATTAGAACGTAAGCGCATGGCAGTAACTCCTGAGTTTGACACTGAAAGTGTTTCTGGTATGGCATTACTTTTTGATGGACCCTCTAAGGTTAATATTAAATACGCTGGAATTGATAAAGTTGGTACAACAGTTGACTTCTCAGCTAAGCCTGCGATACCTTTTGATACTTCTTTAGATTATAAGGCAGACGTTAGATTTAATGGTAGATTTTTAAATTACAGAATAGAAAGTCAATCAAACGAGACAAATTTAGATTGGAATCTTACAGGTTACCACATTCAAATCAGTAAAGGAGGTGCTAGGTAATGTCTATTATTAGACCACCCTACACAGGAGACCCCCTAATAGACTCTTGGACAAACCAAATAACTCAGGCTATTAACATGGGGCTTACGCTTCCTGGGGTTCAAGGTCAGTCTGGAGGGGACGGGTCATCAGGCACTGCTGGTAATACAACTCTTTATTTATATCAAAGAACAACAACTAATTCTGCACCCAGTAGACCTACAAGTGTTGCTTATGATTATACTGACATTGACAATGTTACAATAACCGCCAACAATTCTTGGCTTGGTGAAGTCCCTACGTCTGGGGGTAAGTATCTTTGGATTACTTTCAGGTACGTGTCTGAACTGGTAGATACAATCACTCAATCTAACACTTGGAACACCCCTGTCTTATTAGCTGTTGATGGTGATGATGGTGCGGATGGACTTACAGGTGCTTCTTCTAATATTATATTTATAAGGTCTGCCACCCAACCATCCACTCCTTCAGCCAGTTCTGGAATACCCTCTGGTTGGTATGATACCCCACCTGCGGGTACCGAAATATTATGGTCATCCTCTGGTACCAAAACTGTAGGGGCTACGACATTTACATGGGGTACTCCTTTCCAGATAGAGGGTACATCTGTTGCGGAAGTGTTTATATATCGTAAGAATAGTAGTACTTTTACTGCTGGAACTAGTAGTTATAATTTTGTAACACAGACATTAACAGCTCCGACTAATTGGTCAACTACTGTACCTACTCTTTCTTCGGATGGAGATGTGATTTATCGGGTAAGTGGTGTAACCTCTGGAGCTGCAACTCAAACATCTGCTGCTATAACTTATGGCTTACCCGTTGTATACGCACAGAGAACTGATGGCACAGATGGAACAGACGGCACAGATGGCACAGATGGCACAGATGGCACAGATGGCACAGATGGCACAGATGGCAATGATGGGCTTACAGGTGCCTCTTCTAATGTTATTTTTATAAGATCTGCTAATGCACCCTCTACCCCTTCGGCTAGTGCTGGAATACCCTCTGGTTGGTATGACAGCCCACCCACAGGTACAAATATTCTGTGGGCAGCTTCGGGCACTAAAGTTGTAGGAGCTACCACATTTACATGGGGCACTCCTTTTCAAATAGAAGGTGCATCTGTTGCAGAAGTTTCTGTATATCGTAAAAACGTCAGCACTTTCTCTACTGGTGGAAGTTATAATTTTGTAACACAAACATTAACAGCTCCGACTAATTGGTCAACTACTGTACCTACCCTTTCTTCAAATAATGATATAATCTACAGAGTAAGTGGTGTAACATCTGGAGCTGCAACCCAAACAGCTGCATCTGTATCTTATGGATCGCCTGTGATTTATGCACAAAGAACGGATGGGACTAATGGTGGTACTGGTGATACTGGTCCTCGTCGTGCTAACGGTTTTATTTACCGTTCAACATTTTCAGCAGGCTCTGCTCCAACAGGGGGCTCAATAAATTGGCCCACAGGTGTTCTAACCCCTCCGACAGGGGGTTGGTCTAACACAGCTCCATCTACTACATCATCCGGTAATAGTGTATTCGTATCTTACTGGGCAGCATCAGAAGCTGATGACCGCCTGTCAACTGCGATTACATATACCGTACCAGTTCTAGCTCAGGTCGTAGTCAACGATATTAAGTCTGTTAACTTTGATGGTACTGTTGATAATCTCATTGGCCCTAACAGTAACTCAGGTACTGTAGGTTACGCAATGGATGCTTCAACAGGTACAGCAGTGTTCAGTAACGTTATTGTACGTGGTCGTGTTACAAATGAAGCTGAACGATTCCTTAGTGGTTCCGCAGGTACTTGGACTACCATTACCGCATCATCAACTAATATCCACCTTGAACCAGCTTTCTCAGAAGGCGCGGGGCCATACAGGATATTTGTTGTAGGCGCAGGTGGTGCTGGTGCAAGAGCTGCGCCGTTAGATCCAATTACTTCTGGCGGTATTGTGTCTAGAACCTGGGCTGCAGGCGGTGGTGGTGCTGGAGGCTTTGCTGCCTTTACACTCGAATGGGATGGCACTACTGCCCTAGACTGCACAGTCGGTTCTGGTGGTGAATCTATAGGTCGTGTTGACCTGTATCACGCTGGTAACACTGGTGGCGCAACTACCTTCTCTATAGGAGGCAGTGTAGTTGTAACATGCAACGGTGGTACTGGTGGTGTGCACGAATTAAGCTCGACTACCATTTCATCAGGGGGTTCTGGCGGAACGGCAACAATAGCAACTAACGCACTCATAACCGACACCGCTGACAACGTTACGAATACAGGTGGCTCTGGTGGTTATGGAATTGCTAGGGTCTACACTACTAACACTACTAGCATGGCTTGCGGAGGCGGTGGAGGTGTAAACTTCTTATCAAAGTCTAACACAAACGGCGGCTTTGCAAGTATTGGAGCCACTAACCTACGAGTCGGTGCTGGACATATTGCAGTCGCGGGTGGTGGTGGTGGTGGCCCATTTGGAGCTGGTATTAATGCATCAATTAGTGCAGCCAGTGATGGTGGCGCTGTTAATGGTAGTGATGTATTCGTGGGGTCTGGTAGGGGTATCTTCGGAACAGGTGCCTATGGCAGTTATGTATCCGGTAACGGAAGCGGTGGAAGTGCTGGTGAGGTAGCCCCTGGTGGTTCAGGGGTGATCGGTCCATACCTCGGCAGTCTAGCACAAGGTTTCTCTATTGCAATTGCACAACCACACACAGGCACTACAGGTGGTAACTCTCCTCCATTGGGTAATCGTACAGCCATCATGTCTGGTGGTGGTGCCTTTGCTAAGGCAGGAGGTCAGACAGAAATTGCAGGCTTTGAGTACAAAGCACAAGATGGTGAAATATTTGGAGGAGGTGGCGGTGCTGCTTACTCTAACTCTGCTTTGTCTAATACTTCAAGTGGTGTTGCTAACGCACCTAGAGGTGGTAACGGTGGCTTCGGTGCTGGTGGAGGTGCTGGTGGTAGAAGTCAAATTACAAGCAGTAGAGGTGGTGACGGTATTATACTTATCGCAAGACTATAGGAGACTACTATGAAGTGGTATATTAAAGACGCGGATGGTAACATTCTAAACACTTACGTTGGTGCAGGAGATTTGTATCCTGTTGGATCCTTATGGATGGGTACTGAAATAGCTTTGGTAGAAGAGGTAGTACCCCTTGTAGAAGACATCGTAGATAACAGAGATGTTCGCAGGCTTCGGAGGGCTGAAGAGTTCTCTTCTACACTCGACGTACTTAACCCTTTCTGGTATGCTTCACTGTCTACAGACCAACAAACATTGATAGGCAACTGGCGTCAAGCTTGGTTAGATTATCCTAATGATGAGAATGCAACAGAACCTCAAAGACCTGATGGTATATTTTAAGGAAAATACATGATTAGATTATTAAGTGGACCTGAGTTAGCAGATAAATGGCATACGTTAAGGCCACTAATAGACCAAGCATTAAAACATGGAGGAGGAGCTGTGACATCTCACGGGCTCTTTCTTCAATGCTTAGGTGCGGTAGGTCAATGTTGGATTAGAAATGAGGGTGAGGTATGTATTACTCGCTTTGAAGAGATAGAAGGTAAACGGCAGCTATCCGTAATTGCCTGCACGTCACCTGGTTTGTTGGAATTCTTACCAGAGTGCATGAAGATATTTGAGGATTTCGCACGTTTCAATGATTGCAATAGAACTGTAGTCTATGGGCGCAAAGGTTGGGCTCGTGCCCTTAAAGAATATGGATATTATGAGACGTTTATAACTCTCATTAAGGAGGTTTAATATGGCTGAAACTACTACTACAACAGGGTTACCTGACTATGCTCAACCGTATGTTGAAAATGCTTTAACTAAAGCAACAAATCTTTACGAAGTTGGGGCTATGGACAATGTTGCAGGTATGACACCTGAACAACTTGACGCACTCGCAAAACAAAAGACACTTGGAGGTACTGGTGGTGTCTATGATCAAATTGCATCAGACAGCTATGGTGCAACTGAAGCGTATCGTGATGCTGCCGCTGGCACTGGTCTGTTTGGGGCGGATGCTTTAGGTCAGCAAATGACTGCTATGCAAGGAAGTATTGGTAATGCAGTCCAAGGATTGATGGGACAGCAACAGGGTCAATACTCACGAGGTGGTAATCTTGGAGGTGCTAGGGCTCAGAGGTCTATGGATTCTGCTGCTTTAAAAGTAGGTGGTGATATGGCAGCGAGTGAACTTGCCAATCGTCGCGCGTCTGCCCTAAGCGGAGCAGGTGGTGTGTTAGGTGCAGGGTCAAACCTTCAGAATCAGTTTGGAGCAGGTGCTAACCTATTAGGTCAAGCGGGATCTGCTATCCAACAACAGAATCAAAACGAAGGTGATGCAGCATATCAAGGTGTTCAACGATTGTTTGGACTTTTAAATTCTCCTGCTTTAGGTACTCAAAGTACTTCGACAGGTGGAGGTAAATAATGAAACGTATAATTCAAAGGTATCAAGATGGTGGTGGGGTTAACCCTATGGTGTCAACTGGTGTCCCTGAAGGTGGTTATGCTAAACAAGCCATAGCTAACTACTTGGCAGGTGAAACTTTAGGCGGTCCCTTATCTTACGTGGCTGGTGAATCCAATGTTCCTGATTATCATGCACTCGCAGATGAGCTTGGCACAAGTGTTATTGATGGCTATAGACCAGCGACTGCGGCATCGGCTGCGGCTGCAACAGGGGATAATAACACTGCCCATGAAGAAATGATGGCGGGTGCTTCAAATAACTCAGTCGCAAATAACACTTATAGCACAGGCTCAGGTGGCGATACAAGTTCTTGGGTAACTGATCAAGAAACTTATGGTGCTCCTGGTGGACATTGGGGTGGCTCATCTGAATACGAAGCCAACTTGATCAACAACCCTTATATTGGGGATGAAGAATTTTGGGATACATATGAATCAGGTGAAGCATCTGGCAGTACCTTCTCAGGTGGTGGGCGTGATGGTGCTGGTAACTATGGTATAGCAGGTGATGTTGGCGCGGCAATTTATGATGCTGCTGGTAACTTACTTAACGGTTCACTTATTGGTCGTGGTTATACTGCACTCACTGGTAACAATTTACTAGATCCGTATGATGCTACAAAGTACCCTGATGGGGTTGTGCCAAACGAATATAATCCTGATGGAACTCCTAAAACTACAGGTTTAAATCTTACAGGACCAGTAAACCCTAACCTCTCCTTAAAAAGAGGTGGTGGCTACAACACATCAGATACACACTCAACACACAACGATAGCATAGCGAAGGACGAGGCCAGTCGTGGAGCATTTGGCAATGCAATTTGGAGCCCAGCGTTAGGTAGGCATTTAAATCCTACTCAAGTTGCAAACAGGAGAGCAAATGGTCTACCTGTTAACAATGGTGGTTTTATAGGTCCACTTGTTAAGGGATATAACAATGGTGGAGTTTCCTTGGCTAAGTCAGGTATTCGTGAAGAAGAAATACAAGAGCGTCAAAGGATGCAAGCGCGACTGCCTCAAGTGCAACAGAATCCACTATCAGATGTAGGATATAAACTTGCCATGGGAACTGTAGACAAAGGTATTGAATCTGCAGCATCTTCCTTAGCAGGCCAAGGTGCTGCTGGTGCTGCTGGTGCTGGTGCTGCTGGTTCAGGTATGATGGCAGCTCTTGGACCTATTGGTATTGGAATTGGTCTAGGTAAACTGTTTGGTGTGTTTAACAAAGGTGGTAAAGTTACGTGTTCTTGTGGGAAACCTAACTGTAACTGTTCAAGTAAAATGAAATATTCCCCTTTAGGAGGAAGTTATGATTGATAAAACAGACCCAACTAATAGGGACACTGTACCTGCTATACTTACTCCTGGAGAGTTTGTACTCAACAAGGAAGCAACTCAAATGTTTGGCCCTGTAGTTGAGCAAATGAATAACGCAGGCTTACAGCATCGTGCAATGAAAAACATGGGTGGTGGTATTCAAAACTACAATGATGGTGGTTTTGCGTGGCATAAAAACTACACACCTGAGGTTGAAGCTGCTATAGTTACAGCGGCAACTAAGTATGGTATCGATCCATTAACTCTTAAAACCATTGTCTACCTTGAGTCTAGGGGAAACCCTGAAGCTCAATCAAAACAGTCATCTGCTGGTGGCATCATGCAATTTTTAGATAAGACAGCTAAATCTTACAATCTTGAAAATCGTTTTGATGTTAATGAAAGCCTAGATGCAGGTGGTAAACTACTGACAGATAATGTTTCTCATCTAAGAAGTGTTCTTGATCGTGAACCAACACCTGCGGAAACATACCTAGCACACCAACAAGGAGCAACAGGTGCTTTACGATTGTTAAAAGATCCATCTATTAATGTACTAGATGTAAAGAACATGACAAAAGATAAGGTTATTAAGAACGGTGGTAATGTTGACATGACTGCTGGTGAGTTTGCAAACATGTGGATGCAAAAAGCCAACAATGCTTCTAAATTTATTGGGGGCGGTGACACAAACACACCTGCACAACCCACAACCCAGACAGTATCCGTAGCCCCCATTACTTCCATTCCTCCTCAAATGAGAAATGATACAGTGTCATCTCCACGTCCTCAAACGAGACCTGAAGAACTAGTTCCTCAAATGGTAGCTAGTAACCAGGTAGAACCTTTAGCTATTGAACAGGCAGTGATGCAAGCTAGTGTACCACAGGTTCAAGCAGTACCCCCATCACCTTCAAGCTTTGGTGAAGCCTTCAAAGATGCACGAGCTGACATGGGAGCGGGAGGTATCTTTACCTTTCGTGGTAATGATTATACTACTAATTATGCTGAAGAAGAAGATAAAAGGATGACTGCTAACATGGGTGGTGCTGTTTCTCTCAATATGGGAGGTTACCCACAAGAGTACTTAGATAATTATCGTAAAGCTATAATGGCTAATATGGGTCCGGAGTACTTGTCTAGAGTAGAGAGAATGGGAGGTGTAGACGCTGCTCGTGAACTACAAGCGCAAGTTCGTCCAGACTATACACCAGGTAATGTGGAGGAAGACTCTGCTTCATCTCAGCCTATGGCATATAACGATCCTGCTTTAAAAGTTAGATCAGATGGTATGATTGATTTAAGAGGCTCGGGAGGCTCAGATCGAAGGCTAGACAAAAACTTATATTTATCACAACCTGGAACTGGTATGACAACAGAAGAATCTATAGCTAAGCGTAAGAACCTTGCGTCTAATAGTTATGTACCGATGCCAAAAGTAAACAGTGATGAGTCATTACTTCAAGGCTCTTCTCAAAGCGTTGAGAATGCTGCTAGTTCCTACCCAAGTGACTACTCAATTATGGCTGCTGCTAACATGGCTGTGCCAAAGATTCCATTACCTCCTCCAGCACCCAGACCTACGATGGTCGGTGGTAATTTGTACTACTTAAATTCAGATGGGTCTGTAACTGATGGGAATGGTAATCCTGTTCAGGATCCTAGTATTGGTGCTGCTGTTCAGGATAAACTCAACTACAGTGCAGAGGAATCTGCTGCTAATGCAGAAGCTTACAACGACTCTATGGCTGAGCAGGCGGTATTCAATGGTATTGCTCCACAGTCAGTAAACCCAAGCTATGATTCAATGCGTCAACAGCAAGAGTCTAATGCTGCTGAGGCAGAAAGGATTAGGAAAGAAATTGCAGAGACTAATGCAAAACGTGAAGCCCTTAGAGTTGAGTTTAACAATAGGGAGCCAGCAGTTGTCCCACCATTAGACCCTAATGCACCTACATTTATGGGTGATGTTGTACCTTATCTTGGAAGGGCTGCTGGTAGTTTAGCAAGCAATGTTGGAGATACTGTCAATGAGTTTATGGCATCCCCTGCTTTACCTGTAGGATCAGTTGATGTTAATAAAGAGTATAGGGATATTAAGTCTATACTTGCAGGTGGTGTTGATAGAAACGGTGTTCCTTTAACTGACAATCAGATAAGAGCTTATAATACTCGTATTGGAGCTATAGAAAAAGAAAGGGACTACAATGATAGGATGGAACCATTTGGTGCGGGTCAGGTATTTGACACTGTTATTGAGAGTGGTAACCAACTAGCCGCAGATGTGAACGATTACGTCACTGATAAGGTTGGGAATGTTGTTTCAGGGTTTAACCCCGAAGCTGGTGCAAGCGTATTAGATAGTAAACTAGGGTACGCACCACCACCACGCCGTGAATTAACTGCTGATGAAATTGAATTTAATAGGCTAAGGGGACTGACTGGTGATACCACCCCTGAACCTGAAAACAATATCTCAAAAGTTGAAAAGGTAATTACCAACTTAGAAAAAAACCCTGAAGTATTACCAACAACCACTGTTTCTGAATCAGCTGCAGCCAAACAGGCAGCTGCAGCCAAACAGGCAACCGCAGCCAAACAGGCAGCTGCCTCTATAAAGGTTGATCCAAAAGACCCTAAGGTATCCGGTGCCATGTCCACGCTTAAGAGTGTCTTCGGGGATCTGTTCGATAGTAAAGAACTCATGAGAGCTGCTATCATGTACCTTGGTGGTCGTGCTACTGGTATGGATGGTAACCAAGCTCTTGCCTTTGCTGGTAAGAACTACATTGCTAGGACTGATGCCAAGACAAGTTTCTATAATGAACAAGCTACATCTGGTAAGTGGACTAATGGGAGTCTTGCTAAGTATAGAAAGACTCGTGATCCTGCAGATCTGATTCCGGTTGGTGCTGTTTATAAAAGATCCTCTAAGGATGCTGAGGTATGGTATAATAAGAGGACAGGAAAAACTATCGTGTATGAGCAATGGCAAGCAGGTAAGGATGGTAGCTATGTTACTGTTGAGGCTGGTAAGAACCCTATGGACCCTAATGCTAGGATTAATTACAGCATGGTTACTCAAGATGGTTCTAATGTGGTTGGCACAGATGCATATAATGCTAGGATTAATTCCAACAGAGAAAGCTACGCAGATGTTATAACTGCAGAGTTGCTGAAGTCTGAGATTCCTGCGGAGGATGGTAGAGCCAAGTCTAATTACCTAAAGGATATAAATTCTACCACAGATTCAAAAATCGTTTCAGATTTTGCTAAAAAATATGGAATTGATCCAGACACTATGGCCCTAGTTCTTAGAAATGCTATGGTTAAGGCAACAGAAGATGTTAGGTCTACTCGTATTGATAAGGTTACCACTCTTGGTCCATACCTTAAAGAGTCTTACATAACAGTCAACACTGGTGATAGGTCTAACTTTATGGTTGGTAATGGTAAGAAGGGTGACGAATACTCTGAAAAACTTGTCGGCACTGAGGAATTTAGTAGTTGGTTGGCACAAACCCAACGAACATTAAGTCAATTGAAACCAGGTGCAAACCTAGATCAATATAACCCTGTTCAATTCAGTCAGAAACTTATGGAACAAGCTATTTATCAGGATTGGATAGGTCTAGATGAAGACATAAAAGCTAAGTACGCAACTGACGGAAGTCCTAATAGAAGTGGGTTTATGGAATACGTGACTGAAAACTTAGCGAAGGGTGCATTAAACTCTTAAACAAACACAAGGAGATTTTAAATGGGAACATTCAATGAGTTATTTGATTTCAAGCCCGATGCTTTAGTCGGTACTGATTATTTCTTCATAGATGGTGACACATTAAATAACCCCAATGGCCCTAACTATCGTCTTCGTGGGTTTGATACAGCAGAAGTATCTAAGATGCTTCATACTGGAGAGTTCAAAGAAGGTACTGCTGGTGGTCGAGAGACTGCCAGCATTATATCAAGGCTTGCTAATGAGCAGGGGTATAACAATGTTGTACCCCAGTTCAATGCTGATGGTTCTCTTGCTATGGATAATCATGGTCGTCAATTAATTGAGTTACACAATAAGAATGGTGAATCTTTCGGCACTGAAATGCTTAATTCAGGTGCTATGGACATGACAAGATACTCGACTGATGGCGACAGGATGAAAAAGTATCGGGCGGAAGCTGATAGGGATCTCCAAAGAAGGATGGGGACCTACGAACCATCTGATTTCGACAAGGCAGCTATAGAAATTAAGGATGCTGAAGAAGCTGAAGGTGCAAGATCTCTTGGGTTCAAGAAGACACTTGCAACTGAGGCGGATCGTGGGGCATACGTTAATTACTTCATGCAGGCTGAAGGTCTATCAAGATCAGATGCTATTGTAAGAATGAATGATTACTTTAACATTACTCCCAGTATTGGATTTAGTGGGGTTGATAGGAACTACACATCTCTCAACCCTAAGATGGATTCTTTAAAGCAAGGTATGATTGGGGTAGGTGAGAGTGCCTTTGGTATGGCTAACCTTCTTGGATATGTATCTGATATCGAAGGGTTGGAAAACTGGGGTGAGCAAGGTGTTAAACGTCAGCGTGAAAAGCAAGAAAAGATTGTACCTGCTGAATAACTACAAAGAGATTGAAGGTGCTGGGGATGTCTTCGAGTACCTTGGGAACACAATGGCTATGTCTCTACCATACATGGCGACAATCGCTGCAGCAACAGTTGCAGCTCCTGTTACTTTTGGATTATCCTATACAGTACCTGTCAGTGTTTATGCTGGTCAGAACTGGAATGAGATGGAAGGACCTAACGAAAACAAGTCAGCTTCCATAGCCATTGGTGCCGCTGTTGCTATGACTGTTGCTGATAGGTTTGGTCTCCAAGCACTCAAGGGTGTTGGTGGATCCCCTACAGCTATGCTTCAACAACACGCAAGGAACTTAGCAGCTAGAGATGGCATTACTTTACCGACAGCTAGGAAGATGGTTAAGGAAAGTACGGATGAGATAATTGCACAGTTTTCAAAAGAGGTCCATGAGAAAGCTAAAGAGCAACTTAAATCTGCAGCCACTACTAAGAGGATTCTAAAAGATGTTGGTGTTGGTTCATTAGGTGAAGGGCTAACTGAGGTTGCTCAAGAAGCTATTGGGTACACAGCAGCAGTTGCGGGGTCTGATAAGCAATTTGATTATCAAGAGTTGGAAGAACGATTGATCAATGCAGCTGTTGCTGGATCAGCTTTAGGTGCAGGGTTCTCTGTTCCTGGAACTGTTAAGGATCAGTTGGGATGGATGGATGCAGCCGCAAGGTACGGCGTACCAATTGAGTCCACAGACGTTGAGAGATATGAATCTGAAGAGTTAAATTCCCCTAGCCCTGACTACTCAACCAATGGTATGATGGATGGGGTTGAAACATTGTTGTCTAAAGCTGCAGTTAAAATAGCTAAGACTAAGCCTGCCCCCAAAGGTAAATCAAAAACTAAAGTTAAAACAAAGAAGCCTAGCTTACAGCCAAGGAAAGATGCTCATAGAGTATCTCAAGGTAGTAAGACATACATGGAACGTGCATCAGAAGCTGTGATGAATGCGTCTAACTTATGGCAGAGCCACATCACTAACACCTTTACAAAAGACCTGTTAGATAAATCTCGTGCAGCTCGTGCTTTACATTCAATACTTGGTGGTGGTTTAACTAACCTACATAGTGGGTCAGGGTTTGAAGCTGCACAGCACCACTTGATGACAGCATACACAAATCAAGTATCACATCCAGCAACTTTCTGGAAGGCGTCTGGCTTACCAACCTTTGCAGGTGTTCATAGATCTTCTCAAAAAGCTAAGATGAGTGATCAGATTTATGCAGCATGGAAAGCAGCCCGTGATAATGATGGCGTCTTTTATCCTGATAGGGTACCTCAGAACACTCCGAACAGGGGGTTGGTTATTAGCCTTGGGAATGAACTTATTGCATTGGGCACTAAATTAAGGAATGATCAGATTGCTTCTGACCCAGAACTTAACATGGGTCTTGTGGAGAGTTACCTCCAAAGGTACAGGGCTCTTGATAAGAGGGCTGTTCAGAATGATCCTGAAGGATTTAAAAAAGCTTTAATGAGTATTGAATTTAAAAGTGGTAAGAAAATCTCAGCTGCTCAAGCACAAGAAATTGTAGATGATATAATAGATAACCCACTTGTTGATTCACTTTCAGATGCAATGTCTTCTAACATAGGCTCATTGAACCCCTCGTCACATAAGAAAAGGACATTAGATCTTTCAGAACAAGAAGGGTTCGATGCTTTCTACGAGAGGGATGTGTTTGCAAACGTAGCTAAGGCTAGTAAGTCAGCTGCAAGATTTGTAACTCAGATGAAATATGTTGGTAAGGATGGGGAGGTAATCTCTCACTTCTTAGATCAAATGGAAGCTGAGGGTGTCCCACGGGAAGAGGTAAACAAGGTAGCCTCTAGGGTGTTTGATGGTTTAGAAGCAGTGTCAGGTAACTACAACAGGCCGACTACTCAAGCTGGTAAAAAGCTTATGAGGTTCCAGAAGAATGTAATGTTCTGGATGACACTCTCCGCCTTACCACTGGCTACATTCTCCTCACTCCCTGAGTTGGCAATGTCACAAGGTGCTCTAACCAAGGATCAAATCTTTGGGGAAAACAACAGTATTAAATCTATTGCGACTGAGTTTTCAGCAGCATTCATACCACTACTTCGTAAGGTTGAAGATGGGTCTGATGATGATGTTCTCAAGCCGGATACATATAGTAAGGGTCAGAAGATACTTAATGAGGTGATGGGATCATCTTGGGAAGTTGGAGCTGCTACTACTGTGGGTGTTAAGGAAGCCTCTGAGAACCGTAAGGAAGTCATGGAGTTCTTCTTCAAGGCTATTGGTCTTACACAGTTTACTGATTACACTCGTGCTGTTCGTGCATCCTTTGCATATGACTTCATGTCCTACAACGCTAAGATAATAAACAATGGTAAGATGGGTAGGCTTAGGCGTGGTGATGAGTACAAGACCCGTCAGGAACAAGAGGCGGAGCAAAAGCTTAGGAGCATTGGTATCCCCATAGAAGAATTTGTGGGTATGCATATTGATTTTGAGGCAGAAGGGCTTAAGTATTTCGAAGGGCCTAATGCAGTCTACTCTTTAGACCAGTGGAACACTATTATAAAAGAAGGTACGTACAACTTTATCAATCAGACAGTCCCACTTCCAGGTGCTATGAATCGTCCTTTGATCTATCAGGATCCTAGGTTTGCTCTGTTCACACAGTTCCAAGGTTTCATATCTACCTTCACAGCTAATCAGATACCTCGTATGTGGAATGATTATATTAAACGTGGTAGTCCATCGATGAAGTTTAACACCTTTGCAATAATGTCTACAATGATTGCTCTTGGGTTCTTTTCACAGGCCATAAAAGACTCTATTAAGTTTGACGATGATGATGATGAAGGAACTCTAGGTAACCCTTATTTAAACAAGCCTGAGTATATTCGTCGTGGTATCATGGCATCTGGCCTTTTAGGTACAGGTGAAAGGGTCGTCGATATCTTCGCTCCTATCTATGGTCAAAGGTCTGACGGGGGAGTTGGATGGGTGTACGCCCAAGCCACAGGTGAGAGCCCCTCTCTAGGTTACTTAGCTAGGGGAGGTACTTCTCTTTCCAAACTAGCACAAGGTGATGTGGAAGGATCACTGTATAATGCCATGCGAATGGCACCTGGTATTGCACCTTTCACAGAGGGTAACAAAAGCTTAGCTAGTTTATTAACTGGTGGTGGATGGAACTACAAAGACAATGAGGAGTAACTTATGAGTAAGTTTAATGTTAATAATGTATCTGGTTCTGTTAACGCAGTCGATGATATAGATTTAGGTCTCATCCAAAACGAAGGAGTTGTAGCCCCAGAAGGGGCTGCTACCTCTACTGGTTCATCTCTTGCAGATCAATGGAGGGATTCTCCAGAGACAGTAGAGGATGTTTCAGGAGCTGTTGGTTCTTTTGTGGATGATGCATTTGCTCCAGTAGATCCAGATGAAATGGAAAGGCTTGACCGACAAAGTTTAACACCAATTAATGAGCGTGTTAGAAATCCCCAACCTGCCTTTGTAGCATCATCTGCACTAGGTAATACATCTCAGAATGCACAGTATGCAATAAGCCCAGACGGGGGTCTTGTTGCTAGGGCTGAGAAGCTTAGGACTATGGTAGACGAAGGGTATGGGGTATACGTTGGTGGTCAAGGTAACCCTGCCTACCCAATGTCCCTTGGGCCAGACGCACAGAGAGGCCCTGCATTAGCAGATTCTTATGCAGAAGCAAACGATGGGACTTTCTTTGCAGCCGCAAGTAGATCTGATGCTATACAGTATGATCCTCTTAATGAAAAAGAAAGAGCATTAGACCCAATGTTTACAATGCTGGGTAGCGTTGTTACTGAAAACATGATGATGAATTACTTTCAGTCTCTTAAAGAAGGTGACTACTACAACCCAGAATCTGATGGGATGGATGTCGCACAGTCTTCTTTGTTAAGGGGTGGTCAAACACTTCCCGAAAGGAACGCTGAGATTGTAATGAGTCAGTCTAAAAACAATGGTCAGATTGGACACCAGATAAACTCAGAGTATCAAACACGCAGGGCTGGTCCTCGTACAGAACAACTTGTTAATCAGATGGTGCAAGAGATGGTTTCTCAGGGTGTGCCAGAAGATGTCGCACTTCAACAGGCACAGTCTTCACCTCAAGTTAATGAGATGCAAGCACCTACAAGATTAACTACCAAAGAGGCTGAGACTTTAGGTGCTGCATTTAAATCACTATGGGCTAGGGCTAATCCAAACTTGGTAGATGTATATAAGGATTCAACCCAGCAAAGGGTTTACCGATTAACCCCAGAAGGTGAGGCATTAATTGAGAAGGGTAAGGCAGAACGTGACATAGCCTTTCCACCCCTTAACGTCAAACCAAATAAGTCTCCATCTACTGAAGGTCTTAGTGGAACTGGTGTAGGTACTGTTAAGAGAGGTAAATCTGGGGGTGCTCCTGGACAGCGTATGCGTAATATTATGAATGAGGCTAAGGGTAATCTAGGAACCATAGGTCATTTTGTAAGACCTCGACGTATGAAACTCCTAATCTCAACTATAGCACTGCCACTTGTAACAGGTAACCACAACTCTTGGCAAGCTGAGATAAATGGTATGGGTGAAACCAAGATGAAGCAGTACAGGGCTGAGCAAGCTTCCCAAGATAGGAGGTTAGAAAAACCTGGTGCTGAAAGGGAAAAGCCATACATCCCAACGGATGAGATTAAAAAGCAGATGAATAAGATTGCACAGGAAGTTCAATCCTTAGCACAAGAGCGTAAAGGTGAAAACTTTTTAACATTCTTTTTCCAAGGGTATCAGGGCAGACTTGCAGCACAACAAACTAATTTTAATCTCACAAGCTCTAAGACTGTTCGCGCTGTAACAAGTGCGGTTGCACCTGCTACTTTTAAGATTGGAAGTCGGAAGGATAAAAACTATAGGCAAATGCAGGCCATGCTTTTAGTTCTTAAACAGAAGGATACTAATGGTAATGTTATTGAGGAGGCTGCTGAAGATTTCTTACCTGTTGTTAGAGATGCTAAGCTCAGACTTAATGAGCCAATCCTATACGCACATGGTAAGAGATTAAAAGAAGCGTTAGATATGTCAATGACAGACGATCAATATGAAGCTGTTGCTGAAGCTATTGCTCAAGGTGTTGCATTAGACTCTCCTAATTTCCCAAAGTTTTCTGGACTTAACTTAGATCCTACCAATGATATGGACGCCGCTATCATTAAGAACATTAATAGCCAAAAGCAAGATGGTTTAGTTTACATGGATGCCTTGATAGACTTTGCTGATTACCTAGACTTTAAAAACAACAGGGGTGACCCTGATGCTAAGCAATCTTTTAGTACACACCTTAATGCGTACTTAGATGGTAAGACACACGGGACAGCTACCAATGCTGTGCTACTAGGTGATAAGAAAATGTCTTACAAGACTGGTGTACTGAGGACTCAGCGACTTAAGTTTCTTGATGATGGTGACATCCGAGATGAGCTTATACGATTAGCAGATGCAAGTATTAGTACACCTTGGGAGAATGTATCTGATGATATTCTTGTAGATATTAATGCTGTTGCCCGTAAGGTTTTTCAAGACAGGGAATTAGCTAAGTTGACGATTATGACTTTTGGGTATGGTAAAGAGATTCTAAGTTTTGGTTCTGCTATTGATGAAACTATTGAGTTGATATACCAAGACACTGAAACAGACTCTGGGTTTGTCAACAGTTTAGATAGGTTGACGAAGGAAGTGACGAGGGATCAGCTTGCTGATATCTTATTGCTAAAGTATGCAGCATCTCTGGAGAATATCTTATCAGAGGATGCGCTTATAGCTAGGGAAGTTACCCGATCAGCTGCATCTTTGTTTTCCATTATGGATATGCCCTTTATGATACGAGGAGCTACTGGTATGGAGATGTACATAGGTGGGATGGTTTCCTCTGACTATGAATCTTCAGATAAAACTAAGTTTAAAATGGCTGATAGGTTTGGCAATGTCACTGAACAAGTGATACCACACTACACCAACACCCCAACAGCATCTGCTGCTAAGTTGAGGGGGACTGTCTCAATACCTGGAGACCATGCGTTTAGTGGGGTTGTTGTTCAACCTGTTCAATCTATTGATGCTGCTACAATGGCATTAACATTTTCTGGTAAATCATTTGATAGATTATCTAAAGCATCTAATGGTAAGCCTTATGCATACCCTATCTACGATGCTGTTAAGGTAGATGTTAATGGCTATGATGTTATGTTTGAAGAGATTAATCAGAACTGGATGGATGCTACGTTTGGATGGAGTTACTTTAAAGAGATTTCAAAATCTTTAGATGAAGCCACTGAAGTCTTTGAGAAGAATATCAAGAGTCGTCCTGCAGATGAAATACTATCAGCACAGCAGGCAGAGTATATGCAATTCTATCTAGCAACTGTTATTTCCTCTAAGGGTAATGAGTTAATGTTACCTTTGATGAAGAAGATTAAACAGCTAACTGGCAGAGCAGACTCTGATTATCTTTTTGATACTGTTAATATGTTTGCAAGAGAGATGCGGAAAGTAGGATACGATCCTTTCAATCCACCATCAAACCCTAACGTCAAACAGCTTAGAACTTTCTATGCTCTTATGAAAAGAGAGTTGAAAACTAAATCAAGATTGTCTGATCTAGTTGCTCGTACAGAGGCCAGCAAGAAAGATCTTAGGAAAGAACTTCTTAGGACTGGTTTTAAAACTGAGAGTGGTAAGAGGATTGCTGCTAATTTCTACGGACACTAAAAAAAATAAGGCCCCCAAGAGAACCATAAAGGTTTTCCTGGGGGCCTTTTTATTTTTATTTAAGCATACCTTGTTTTGCAAGAAGCTCACGATACTCCTTCATCTGCTCATGCTTTCGTTGTTTTGCTAACGTAGTGTCTATAATACCACCCTCTAGATCCTCTGCAATACCAATGTCTATGACACGCGGCATGAGATCTTTTGTATACGCTAACTCTAAATCTAGAGCTGTCTTAGTCAATCGATTGGAGTTCCAATCAGAGATGAACTCATCGTCATCTACTTGAACACCTCGTAGTGCTAAATGATTATATGATTTACGCGAAGAAGTAGTCACTGTTTTCAATCTCCTTTATATCTAAGCTGCCCAATGTGGGTTGTTCCACATCATCCTCAGCATCTGTAATGAAGTTACGTATAACCTCAAAGTAATTATCGTAGTCGTACATACGTATGAATATTTGTTTGGTTAGGTCGAGTAGTTTATCCACATCACTGGCATGAGTACTGAAGCTATCATGCACAGCTGCAAAGGAACCATCCCACTCAGAGATAACCAAAGCCATATGACTAGCATCCATAGAGTGAATGTAGTTAGGCGACATGCCACAGATAAAACCTCTCCTGTCTGGCATACGTGTAGGCACAAGGGCTACGTGTGTAACTTGACCTGTCTTGTTACCATACCCTTTGATACGTCCTCTAGCTTTCCTGTCTTGCATGATCCATTTCTCATAGATCACATGGAACCCTGAAGGTGTACTCCACTCAATCCGATCTTCACCCTTACCATGTTTAAGACTTGTTGTAAACTCTTTCAGTTTAATCACAGTATCATTAAGTTCATATAGATCTTCATCTGTCTTGAAGTTTTTCTTCATTAGGGTGTCACGTATCTTAGACAGGTTCCTATACTCAGTGTTAGCTTCGTAGCCATCTGAGTCTACTTTCACATGTGTACCCAATTGGTACATCGCTAGGTTCTGTAAGTAACTCATAGTAGATAGTGGACCTGGGCACACCTTATCAATTGCTTTGATCAGCAGCTTAGATAGTTTAGTGCAATCATCTTGTGTGATGTCATAATCTGTGTGGTAGTCTTCCGATTTACAATCAAAGAACATGTTCTCAGCTATCTTCTTAGACCCTGCCGAGTATGCCCTAGTCATAGAGCCACGTTTGGATATACCTTTACGTATGCTCTTCATGGGCATGTTGTTTAGGATACTATTGAGTCGATCATCTTTACAAAGATTGATCATCTCCTTAGCTGTTTGAACATAGAAATCTTTCTGTATCTCTGAAGGTATTAGACCAACCAATCCACCAGTCTGTGAGTCCTTAGAGATTGCTCCAAGGTGTTGCCAACCATTGTTACTACCATCGATGGGGATAGGTAGACTAGTCATGTGAATACGATTGTCTCTATAAGCACAGTCAAAATCATACCACTCAACACAAGCCGCGAGAAAAGATACTTTCTTCTCAGCCTGATCAGAGAACTGTGAGTTTTTACCAGCATGTACGATTTCATCCATGTATTCGTTTGTCCACATGATACGATCTTCTAGAGTCATTTTATCAACAGATATATTATCTAGTCCTTCTTCTTCAAGGTGACCTTTATAATCAGATGTACACCACTCAGGTATCTCATCTATATTGTAGGACATGTTGAAGACAGACGCTGTGTGTATAGCCAACCACTGTAACCCACTTTCAGTCATGGGCTTTGAGTGCTGGAACTTAAACAATCCCCTGGCTAAATCTGATCCTTGAAAGTTCATAAAGCTTTCGCAGTAGTAGAACCTGCCGCGATAATCTACATCTAGGTATTGATAGAACTCCTCTAGTTCTGATAGCTTACGTGCCTTCTCTGATATAAATGCCCACTCAACCATCTTGCTCCTACGTTTAAGCTCTTTAGCATCGTTGTCTTTAATAGGATCAGTAGATATGAACAGGTCTTTGTTCTCAACCATCGCATTGTAAACTGGCTTGTTTATCTTCCAAGCAGTCTGCTGTAGTTTGTTAAGAGCTTGTACCCAAGGGGCATATGGATCTATCGCATCACCATCTACTCTACCTTTGATTACTGGTCTGTGAACACCATTGATCTGCTGTATCATACCAGCTATATCTTTGGGCCGTAAGGTACTGGTAGATGCTAAGGGAAAGCTCCCACCTTTCTCAGGTATCACACCTAACTCGTACCACCTATGGGACGCAGACACCACATGACAGCTGTTACGGGTCTTAGCATAGGACAAGTCGATAAACCCTAGGTTGTATAAGGCTTCTACGAACAGGTCTCCTATGGACACTACAGAGCCCCAGGGAAGGGGCTCTCTATCTAGTTCTTTACCTACACTCTGACCTATTTTACTAGATGCATTAGTAAGTGTGGAGGTACCAGCTGGGCTTGAACTAGTATCTTTAGTGAATTGCATTTGAAGTATGGAGATACTTTTCATAACGTAACTTTCCATACGCTCACTGTAATTTCCAGACAACCTCATCAAGAGCCCAGCAAGATGGGGCCTTCGACGTGCAGGACTTACACCATCTACCCTCTTGACAAGGTAATCAACTATCTCTTGGAGTGCTGACATGTATTCTCCTATGTAGCTATGTAATCAAAACCAACCTCTTTATTTTGAAGTCGGGTAGTCTGTGCATCATATGTTGCAGCACCAGCATCACCAGTCTTACCTGTAAACCTAGACTTAAGAACCCTGAAGTTAACAGTGTTACGTTCGTATTCGTCAGATGCTGTTAGGTTCCTTGAGAATGCAATGATATCAAATGAGATCTGTTTGATAGAACCAGAGCCCTTGATGTCATCGATGGATGCAATGTTACCATCCTCGAATGCCTTACCACCTTGTGCCTTACGAAGATGAGAGATCAAACCTAGCCAGATGTTGTGTCGCTTGACGATTTTGAGGAGGTCGGACATGAACTTGTCGATGGCTTCATTACCCGATAGACCGTCACTTCCTTCTGATACAGCGATTGTGATGTGGTCGAGGACCAGATATTTACAACCCATGAGGGCCATGTATTCGATTTTGTCGATGAGGCTGTCATCTCCGACTGATCCTTGGTGGTCAAGGAGGACGAGTCTTTCATCTCCAAACACTTGTTCAAAGCCTTGTCTAAGTTCGTTTTCATCCGGAGGTGTGTCTTCATTAAGCGACTTTTTGAGTACCATTCCAATGAACTTCTCTGCCGTATCTCCAACGCTTTCTTCCAGACTGATAAGCCCCACGCGATCTTTTGTTTTTGAGAGAAGATCCAAGATAATCTCTTTGATAATAGTAGACTTACCACTGCCAGTTCCAGAAGTGAATAGAGTAATCTCACCATGTCTAATTCCCTTTAGTTTATCGTTTAAACCACTCAAACAAACAGGGTAGGGTACACACTCTACATTCTGTCGTTGAATGAATTGATCCCAGATAGGTTTGCCTGTAACGATACCTGAGGGGTTCCAACTCTGTGCATTCCACACACACTCTAGTAAGGTCTTCCAACCATGCTTAAGTAGTGTGTCATTAGCGTCATTCTCTGGTAGCTTTGCGACTTTAGCCTTACCTGGTTTAATCATCTTACCAAGGAAGTCAGACATCTTTTTACCAGCTTCATCCTGATCCATCATTATTACGACAGTCTTGAATGAGTTTATCCAATCCCGTTGAGCCAGAGCGCAAGAGGTAGAAGATGAAGAAGGTACAGCGACCACAGAATAGGTTCTACCGTATTTTTCTTTGTAGGCTTGCGCGACACTGAGTGCGTCGATTTCTCCTTCACAGATGACCAGCGTAAATCCTGATGTTGATTGTTGTTGTCCGAATAGTTCGACATTTTTGAAGTCTCCATGAGTACGAAACTCTTTAGGGAGCTTACGCTCTTTGTATGCAGACAGTTCTCCATTGATAGTGTAGGGATAGAAATGTGATTGAGGTTTCCCATTGATGTCTACAGACATCTTAACATTAAAATGGTCAACCACATCTTGAGATATTCCACGACTAGTCATTGGATAGCTTCTGTATGTATTGATCTCATCTATCATCGATGAGTTCATAAGGAAATCGGTATCTTCTATAAGTTCCATTGGTTTTCTTTCGTTTAAAAATACTGTTATTCCACATGAAAAGCAGTGGCTTCTTGGGTTATCATCATTGTATACATGGTTAGCATCAGAGCTTCCACAATTTTCACAATTAGTTTTCACCAGTAATCCCTTTCGATTTTTATGTCACGATTACGATTCTTTTTTATCCGAGTCTTTGAATGCTTGGAGGCCCACTTCAAGTTCTTCTGCTTTTTCAACTCGAACCCAGAGGTATTCTCCTCCTCGTTTAACTCTGTCTCTTTGAAGGATGATTCCTTGTACCGTTTTATCATTGAACTCCTCGAATATATTTTGATAGGTATCAAGTAAAGGTTTAATTATATTATCTAGGTCAGAAGCTTTGTTAGATAAGCCAGCGTACACAATGAAGTGGACAGGATTACTTTTAAAATCCCATGTCTGATCCATTAGTATCACTGCCATATCCTCTTGAAACCTCTTGTAGTCAGCTGTCTTGTAGGTTGTCCTGCCTTTCCTGACAAACATCCTGTTGGCTGACAGTGGTTTTATTTGGAATAGGTTTTCCATCACGCCTCTCTGCTGTTCTGATAGCATGACAGTTATGGCACACCACTTCTGTTTTAAAGACTTCATTAAGAATGTCACCGATATCTTTATCGGAAGATATCATTCGAGATACATTGTGAAGCTTTTCATACTTAGGTAGATGGTCGAAGGCTAAAGCATCTGGATGTTTATCATAACCACAATCAGTACACCCTATGTCAGTCTTCAATATTCCTATGAACTGACGCTTGCTTTTTCGACTTATACTCTTCAATTTGTTTTTTAATGTCATCAAGTTCTTCCCATGATGTTAGCATTGTTAATAGACGTTTAGATATTTCAGGATCACCTGCTGCATTAGCTCTCCAAGCAGCCCTTACCCTATTCCATCTACGATGCATAGGAACTCCTTTAAGAAGCTTCTCTGCTTTCTTAGGACCAATCCCTTTAATTCCAGGTATATTGTCAGACCTGTCACCAGTTAGGCACTGTAGCATAAGCTTAAGGTCAGCAGTGTCTTCACTTACCTCTGTTAGCTCCTTCTTTACAAAGTTGTAATGTGTTCCAGGTATTTGTAAAAGATCTTTATCAATACCAACAACTGTGTACTCTTGATCTACATCTCTGCATTCAGCTGCCCAGATAGAGACAAGATCATCTGCCTCCATATCATCAGCTTCTACAGCGTTATGTTTATCAACCATGTACTGATGACCATAGTTCAAAGCTTCTTTAACGTCTTCGTCTAACTCCTTACGTGTTGACTTGTAGTCGGAGTATATTTCCTTTCGGAAATTACCCCTTCCTTTAATTGCTACAAGAAATTTATCTGATCCACAATTTTGTTGGATCTCTTTCATAGTGTGGTCGATGCCAACACGTATGTCTTTTTTCTTCTTGGTTACACAAGCCATCCGAAAATAGATTGAGTCTGAGTCTACCAGTATTACTGCATTATCAGTGAACATCTGCGTAGCTTTCTCCTATTACATAATCACCACCATCCATACATGTTACACCGAACATCTCTGGACCAGCAGCAAAAGATTCTGTTAGAATTTCCCCAACACGTTTAGCATCGTCGGGGTGCGATTGGAATGCCATCTCATCATGATAAAACAAACGAGGTTCAGCACGTAGATTTTCTTCACGTATCTTATTCCATGCCCACATCAGTGAAGCCTTACAGGTTACACCTTCAGCAGCTTGGAGTAAGTAGTTGAGAGTTTGATGACCAGATCCACAGAACACAGGGCGTCCATCCAGAGCAGGAAACCACCCATCACCTTGTTGGTTAGATGTTTTGCTCCAAATGTTTAGAAGTTTCTTCTTAAGTTCTTCCAAACCTTTGATACCCTTAGCGAAGTCAGCACGAGACTTACGTCCTACTTCACTGTTTGATTTGCCTGAAAGAACTTGCCCCAACTTAGCGTCACCAGCACCAAAAAGATAAGCATATAAATACCCCTTAGCGACACCCCTAGAGCATCCAAGAGCATCAGCATTTCGTTGGTGTTGATCCCCATAGCGAACCTCATTAGTGAAATCATCGTTCCCAACATAATGACAAAGACCACGTAGCTGATTACCAGCACTATCGGCACCAACAATAACATACCCTGGGTCAGGTTTAAGCATCCCACGTATCTCTTTACCCCAAGGTGTTTCAATACCTGGGAGGTTTGCGATAACTTCGTGACGTACTCTGAAGGTAGGAGTACCAATAGTCCACATGTTACCATGAAGTCGTTTATCATCTGAGCCCTCTACTTTTTCTACCCAGCCCTCCATGAGAGAAGCTTTGTGACGCAATACATAATACTCGTCTACCATCATGCCAACTTCTCCAAGTTTAGACAATGAGGATGTTGTCAGTTTGGGTCCAGTTGTTACCCATTCTCTTCCGATTTTCTTTCGGTTGTACTCGTCTGGTTTCCATCCGATAGTTTTAAGCCAATCCTTGACCGCTTCTTGAGATCCCAGTTTAGCTTGTTCCTTAGTTGTTCGTTGGAATTTGAAATCTGGTCCTGCGAGATGGGTGTCTGTGACCGAGACTTCCGTTCCAAAATATTCAGTAAGCAGCTTGGCAGTTGTCGCATTGTATTTCCCATTCTTATTGTACTTGGGAGACTTAGGTTCTTTGTCAATGTAGACAACCTTAGTTCCCATCTGAGGCTCAATGGTGTTAGAGATCTCAGCCATACGCTGTTGCATTGTTCCCAATAGGGTCTTAGCTTCTTCCATGTCAAAGTACCAGCCCTTGACTTTGCAGAATGCATTAAACTTAGCTGTTTCATGCTCAGCCTGCATACCTAGTTTGATTTTAGGATTGTATGCAGAAACCTTCTTGTACTCTGAGAGTAACTCATTGTACACATCGACATTCACACGAACATCTTGAACACAGTAGCGTAACATTTCTCTTGAGTATTCATCCCAGCCACCTTCATATGCAATCTTACTGTTTCCGAGGTGTTCACCCCAACCTGCAAGACCATGCTTGTGACCACGTTTGTACCTCAGAACTTGAGACATGACCCAAGTGTCGTGTAGTCGTTTCTCGTTCAGGGTAGTACCACATAGTTTATCCATTACTACATTGTCAAAACCAATGATGTTATGGCCCACTAGTAGGTCTGCATTCTGAAGCAGTGAAGCACCATCAGCGATAGATCCATGTAGGTTATCGTGATCAGAGAA